AAATAGAGAGTATAAATATGGGACTACAAGTCCTAATGTTGGAATTAAAGGTGCAATGACTAATGGCTTACAAAGCATTATAGCTCCATTAATAACACATACACAAAGGCTATTTTATAATTCACATAGTTCTGCTCACAATACTGCTGGCAATTTACATTATCACAGTAGCAATGCAACAAATGGAGTTCTATGGTCAGACCTAAAATATGCTATTCGCTTATATGAGATAATTCAAGCGATAGAAACAACATATCCATCAATAGATTTTTCTACTGATTTCTTTAGCACTACAAATCCTACGTTCTATAATTTGTATATGTGGCTACACAGGAAAAGTGGAGCAGTTGCACCTGAAGAACAAACAACAACAAACTGGGTATTAGTAGATACTTGGACACAACAAAATACAGGAACTGCTATGGTAACGAAGGTTGGTGCAAACATAATTGTAGACACAACTTTAGCTTTCAAAGGATTAATTGATTGTTCTGTAAGTATAAGTCCTGATGACCCAAGTATAAAATATGACATCAGAATATTAAGAAACGGACAAACTTATTTTGAGAAATTTAATCAAGAAGATGTATTTAATTTAAGTCAAATATTTCCAAGCGGAACATACACAATAGAATTAAATTCAGCAGATACTTTAGAATTTACACAAGGAAATATAGAATTTACTTTTACAGGAGAAACAGACACAATTCCTTCAGTACCTTTTACAAACGTATTAACGAATAGCAATCTTATAGATTCGTTAAGTTCAGAATTATACTTTGTTATATCTCAACAGATACCTGAGATGAAGATTATAGATTTTCTCACAGGCTTATTTAAGATGTTTAATCTTACTGCTTATGTAGATGGAGCAGGAACAATCGTTGTTAGGACTTTAGATAGCTACTATGCGGATAGAGTAAACAATTCTAGTGGAGGTAATTTTGACATTAACAAATACCTAGACATAACTAAAAGCACAGTAGATGTTGCCCTACCATTTAGACAAGTAAACTTTAAGTATAAAGGAACAAAGACTTTTCTAGCTAATCAATACACAGAATCAAATGGCATAGGTTGGGGTGAGTTGAGATATACACAAGATGGTCAAGACTTTGATGCACCAAATACTGAATACAACCTAGAAGCTCCATTTGAACATATGATGTTTGAAAGGTTATCAGACCAAAATCCATCTTTAGCTCCAGCTACATTTGGCTCTACTACTATTCAATATGGCTTTTTTGTAGACAGTAATCAGCAACCCTATTTTGGTGAGCCTTTAATTTTCTATGCAGTTAACGCATCAGCAACACCTCCAAATCTTGTTACTCCTATATATTTAAAATCGGCTTCCAATTCAGGAGCTTCAGAAAGTGCATATATTATTCCATCTAATTCATTAGCTATTGAATCAAGCACAAGTACAAAGAATTTAAACTATTCTTTAGAGATTAATGAATACACAGGAGATTCTACATTTACAGGCACTCTATTTGAGGAAGAATATAAAACGTATATAAGCGATGTATTTAGTACAAGAAGGAGAATCACTAATGTGTCTGCTTTTATGCCCTTAAAAGTCCTCTATGACCTTCAGATGAACGATTTTATGACCATAGGACAACAATCATACAAGATAAATAGCATCACAACAGATTTAACGAATGGGAAAAGCTCTCTTGAACTTCTAAACAATGTGCAATGATTAAGGATATAATGAACTTGCTAAAAATAGCCAAAGGCGAAACTGAGAATATCAGAATTGCACAAGGAAAATACAACCTCCCCAAAACAATAAAATCAACATACCAAAAGATTAAAAACGAATCCAAATGGCAACAGTAAGAGAATTTGAATTAGATGTAGATACTAATAAAGCAGAAAAGAATGTCGATGACTTAGCAAAAAGTATTGACAAGTTAGCTGAATCTATTTCTGAAAGTAATAAAGAAACCGCAGAAGGATTAAAAGATGTAGAGAAAGCATCTAAGGAAACTGCTGGTGGTGTTAAAAAAATAGGAGGTGCATTAAAAGCTGCTGGTATTGGTTTAGCTATTGCTGCCTTTGCACAACTTAAAGAGGTGTTTGAACAGAATCAGAAAGTAGCTGATGCTTTTAGTACAGTATTTGAGTTTTTAAGTATAGCATTTAATGACTTCTTCAAGTTTATTGAAAGTAATATTAGTGTATTGAATGGATTTTTTAAATCAGCCTTTGATGACCCTAAGCAATTAGTAATAGATTTTGGTGTTGCTATTAAAGATAACCTCATTGAAAGATTTAATTCGTTACTTGACACATTAGGGTTTTTAGGTAGTGCATTAGTCAAGGTATTTAGTGGAGATTTTAAAGGAGCTTTAGAAGATGTTAATTCTGCATCTGCTGAATTGTTTGATGTTGTTACTGGTGTAGATGATAGTTTTAACAAAGTAATAGAAACGACTAAAGATGTTGTGTCAGGAGTTGTTGAATACACAAAGGCAACAGTAGATTCTGCTGCTGAGAATGTACAATTAGCAAGAACTGCTGAGTTGGCTGCGGTGGCTAATCAAGGACTTATAGAAAAGTATGATTTACAAGCTGAAACACTAAGACAAGTAAGAGACGAAGAAAGAAACACTATTGAAGATAGAAAGAAAGCCAATGATGAGTTAAGTGCAGTTTTAGATGAGCAAGAAAAGGCGATGATGGCAAACGCTAATGCTATCCTTGCAGCAGCACAAGCGCAGTTTGATAAAAACAATAATGATGAAAATGCTATTGCATTACAAGAAGCCAAAAATGAATTGGCAGCAGTAGAAGCTCAGATAGCTGGATTTAGGTCAGAACAAAAAGCCAATGACCTAGCATTAGACAGAGAACAATTAGAATTGAACGAAGCTCTTAGTGCTGGAGTAGCTGAGAGAAGCAAAGCTGAAAATGACTTTACTGCAGAGCAGATAGATAATGATGTGTTAAGATTACAAACACAACTAGAAAATGCTCAAAAAGAAAAAGAAATAGAAACAAAAAGATTAGAGACAAAAAGAGATTTATACAAAGAAGGAACACAGGCTTATGTCGATGCAAATAATGAACTGTTAGCTTTTCAACAAGAGAATGGTAATGCTCAACTACAAATAGAAAAAGAGTTGAATGTCGCAAAAGCAGAAGTTATATCATCTGCTCTTTCAGGTATTGCAGACCTTGTTGGCAAGGACTCAAAGTATGGTAAGGCTATAGCTATTGTACAGGCGATTAGAGACACCTTTGCAGGAGCAACTAAGGCATTAGCTCAAGGAGGTATATTTGGAGCAATAGGAGCAGCAGGAATAGTTGCATCAGGTATTGCCAACGTCAGAAGCATAACCGCTACACCTGACCCTGAACCTCCTGCTGGACTCGGTGGTGGAGGAGGCGGTAGTGCTAGTGTTCCTATCCCAGCAGTTCCAGCACCTCCATCTTTTAACATTGTAGGTCAGACAGGAACAAATCAGTTGGCTGATGCAATCGCAGGACAAGCACAAAGTCCTGTAAAAGCCTTTGTAGTATCTAGTGATGTAACTACTGCACAAAGCCTAGATAGAAATATTATAAAAGGTGCAAGTTTATAAATGCAAAATAGTAATTTAAAATCGTTATATAGTTATGAGAATAGTTGAACTAATATTAGATGAAGCTCAAGAGATGATGGGCATAGATGCCATCTCTATTGTAGAAAGTCCAGCAATACAAGAAGATTTTGTTGCTTTAAATTCAGACGAAATTAAACTGGCTGAAGTATCTAAGGAAAAGAAAATACTAATGGGTGCTTTGCTTGTACCAAACAAACCCATATACCGAAAGAACGGAGATGATGAGTATTATATATATTTCTCAAAGGACACAATAGCAAAGGCTTCTCAGTTATATCTAAAAAATGGCTATCAAGGAAATTCTACTTTAGAACACGCAAGTGCTTTACAAGGTTTGACGTTGGTTGAAAGTTGGTTAGTAGAAGATGAGGTCAATGACAAGTCAAGAAAGTATGGAATGAACGTGCCTGTCGGAACTTGGATGGGTGCAGTAAAAGTAGACAACGATGAAGTATGGAACGAATATGTTAAGACAAATAAAGTTAGGGGTTTTTCTATTGAGGGTTATTTTGCAGACAAAATGGAACAATCTGATAAATCAAATAAAGCAGATATGGAAGAAGTAGAAGCTGCACAGTTGCTTAGTGCTATCGAGAAGATAGTCAGAGGCGAGAAGGTTGACAAAATAAAACTTGCTAATGTTAAAGAAGTTCAATCTTTGCTTACAAAAATGTCAAAACTTGAGCAAAAATTAAAGACTGCTGGTAAAGAGTTAGAAAAGTTTGATTCTACTTTTAGTCAATACAAGAAAGAAATTGATGAGTATAATAAAAAACAAAATTACTATTCTGATTTAACACAGGAATACATTGACATTAAAAAAGGTGGAGCAGGAGTTTCTATGGAAACAGTAGATGAATTAGCAGATAAGGCTGCTGAATTAGGATTAAATGAAGGTGATATCCCTATTATAAATAAAGCATATGCGGCATTTAATTCTTTAGCAGATGCAGTTAGACCAGTAATGCAATTAGATAGCAAGATTTTTCGTTCTTTAAATTAAAACAAGAAAAAATAAGTAAAAATGAAAACACCATTTGACCTAGATAAAATCTATAACAAGTTACCACAAGAAAAAACTGAATTGTCTGTTGAGAAAGTTGAGTTGTCTTTGATGGATGATTATTTAAGTTTAGAAAAAAAATATTATAAAGCACAAGATGATGCTCTTGACCCATTTGATAAAATTGAAGGACAATTAAAACAAATGATTAAATCTTGTTATGCAATAAAGCCATTAGAAGAAAAGTTAAATAAAATAGCTAAAAACATAATGGAACAGTCAAAAGAATTAGGAGTTAAATCAAAAGTAAGTAATAACCTAAAAGAAGCATCGTCATATATTTCTTTTGCAAAAGTTATTCAGAAATTTATAAATGAAGCAAAAACTGTAAATTAAAATGAAAACACCACAAGAGTTAGATAAAATCTACAATAGATTGCCACAAGAAAAGACTGAGCTATCTGTTGAAAAGGTGGAACTAAGTTTAATAAAAGAACTATTAACAATTCATAGTGCGTTGCTTAAAGTTCAGGATGAGATAGATAATAATTTAAGCAAATCAATAAAACTTGCAATAAGGGGCGATATTGGAATAAATAAATTCAAGAAAAAATTTACAAGTGCTGAATCTTTAGCTAAAGAATTAGGAATCGCTGTTTCAAACACAGCATTGCAAAAATTAATTAGTGATATTGATAAGTTAGAAAAAAGTTTTAAAAAAGTACAAGGTCTATAAAAATGCCAAAAAACACTAACTACATACCTAGTCGTTCATCACCTAGAGGTGCATCAAGAGGATGTCTATGTAGAGACAAAAACATCTACTCAAGGAAGTGTTGCAATGGAGATATAATAGCACAAGGCATAGGCAACATTACAAGAACCAGTTATTAGAAAACGCTGAAAATGCAAAATTTAATTTAAACATCGTTATATAATTATGAAATCAAGTGAAATGATAAATAATATCAAAACGCTTCTTAACATCGAGGTCAAACTTGAGGAAATGAAGCTCGAAAATGGCACAGTTGTAGAAGCTGAATCATTTGAGAAAGGAAAGGAAATTTTCATCAAAACAGATGATGAAAAAGTCGCAATGCCTGTTGGTGAATATCTTCTTGAAGATGGTCGATTGGTAGTTGTTGAAGAAGAAGGAATCATCGGTGATGTCCGAGAGGTATCTGATGAAGTTCCTGCAAAGGAAAATGAAGAAGGTGAAGAAATCACTTCTGACTTAGAAGAAGAAAAAGAGGAAATGGCTTATGCAACTAAAGAGGAATTATCTTCTGCGGTTGAGGAAATGAAATCTATGATTGAAGAAATCAAAGCTATGGTATCTCCTAAAGAAGAAATGTCAGACGATGACGAAGAACTTTCTGCAAACATTAAGGAAGAATTATCTGCACCAGCTGCTGAGCCAATTAAGCACAGTCCTGAAGCAGAATCTGCGCAAGTAGAAAAAAAGGTTTTTGCTCAAAGTAAAGTAAGAACGACCCTCGATAGAGTAATTAGTAAATTAAATAAATAAAAAATGAGTTTAGAAAAAGTAAATCTCGCAACAACCACAAACATCACGACTACTTATGCTGGTCAGTTTGCTGGCGAATACATTGCTGCTGCTTTGCTTTCAGCATCGACTATCGATGATGGGGGTCTTACAGTAAAGGGCAATATCTCTTATAAAGAAGTAATCAAGAAGTTAGCTACTACTGAATTAGTATCTGCTGCATCTTGTGACTTCACACCAACCTCTACTGTAACACTTACAGAGAGAATTTTGCAACCTACAGAGCTACAAGTTAACTTACAACTTTGTAAGAAAGACTTCATTAGCGATTGGGAAGCTCAATCAATGGGCTTTGGATTAGCACAAACACTACCTCCTAAGTTCTCTGACTTTATGATAGCTCACGTAGCTGCTGAAGTTGCTCAATCAAATGAGTTGAACATTTGGCAAGGTGATACTGCTGCTGCTTCAAACAACGCTTATGATGGATTTGAGAAGTTGTTAGCTGCTGATGCTGGAGTTGTAGATGTTGCTGCAGTTGCAGGAGGTCTTGATGCTGCAAACATTATCGCTGAATTAGGAAAAGTTGTTGATGCAATTCCTTCTGCTTTATATGGCAAGGAAGATTTGTATATCTACATCGGTTCAGCTGCTGCTAAGTTCTACGTTCAAGCATTAGGAGGATTTGCTGCTAGCGGTCTTGGAGCTAATGGTGTGAACAATATGGGAACACAATGGTGGAACAACGGAAGTTTGACTGTTAACGGAGTTAAAATCTTTGTTTGCCCAGGTATGTCTGCTAACAAGATGGTAGCTGCTCAAAGAAGCAACTTGTACTTCGGTACTGGACTTCTTAATGACACTCAAGAAGTAAGAGTTCTTGATATGCAAGATTTGGATGGTTCACAGAATGTCAGAATGGTTCTCAGATATACTGCTGGTGTCCAGTTCGGAGTTGCTGAAGATGTAGTTCTTTACGCTTAATTTTTGGATATTTTAAATTATTGATAATCAATAAATTAGCTATTCAGATAAGGATAAATAATAACACGAAAGAGGGTAGGTGGATTGTACTACCTACCCTTTTTTTTTAAAAAATAAATAACTATGGCTTGTGCAATAACATCAGGAAGAAAAGTACCTTGCAAATCAGCATTTGGAGGTATTAAAACAGTTTACTTCTGTAACTACGGAGATGCTGAAATCACGTTGGGTTCAAATAAAGAAGTTAGTGCTATCAATATGGATGGTACTACAAAGTTTTTTCAATATGATGTAAAAGGAAATTCTAGTCTTACAACTACAATAACTAGTTCAAGAGACAACGGAACGACTTTTTACACTCAGACTCTAGCATTGACTCTACCTTTTTTAGATAATGCAACTAAAAACGAAGTTCAGTTGTTAGCTACTGGTAGACCTCAAATGATTGTAGAGGATTATTACGGAAACAAATTCTTTTGTGGATATGAGAATGGTATGGACTTGACTGGTGGCACTATCGTAACTGGTGCAGCTGCTGGAGACCTATCAGGATTCACATTGACAATGGAAGGAATGGAAGAATTTGCTCCATATTTCATAGGGTCTTCAGCTACAATTACAGTAGATGATACTCAGATTGACCCAACATCAGGTGCTGACGTACCACCTCAACCTTAATATTTAATCATATTAAAATCAAGACCCTACTTCGGTAGGGTTTTTTTTGTTTTAGACTTTTACAAATTCAGACAATTCTGTCGTTATATAAGTATGATTGTATTAACAACATCAGCAACTGCTCAAACACTTAAAGTAATACCTAGACAATATGATAGTGTATTCAAGATGTCAGTTCGTGATGATTCTACAAATGTTACTGTAGAATACGATGTGAATAGTGCTACAATATCAGGAAACTATTATACGTTTGATAATGTATTTTCTCCTGCTTTAGTCGAGGGACATTTTTATGATTTAGAGTTATATGCTGCCTACGACTTTTGGAATTTAAACTACTCTTTATGGCAGAATTATGATGTCTTATGGCAAGATGATGCAGGATTTAAAGGGATAATATACAAAGACAGAATATTTTGTACTGACCAAGATATCGAGCAATTTGAAAATGATTACTATCAACTTAATGAAGGTCAATATATACCTAGCACATCAGGAAATAATGACTACATTGTAATGTTATGAAGAATAAAAGAACAAGAAATAAATTAGGACAATTCTCAACAGAATCAAAAGTTTCTGAATATGGATTTGTAAACCTAAGCACTTACACCAGTCCTGAGATTAAGGAAGTTAAAAACAAGGGATGGGTAGAATACGGAGCAGACAATGACTATTTTCAGTTCCTTATAGACAGATACAATGGTAGTCCAACTAATAACGCTGCAATCAACGGAATCAGTCAAGCTATATATGGTAAAGGTCTAAACGCTACAGACTCAAACAGAAAGCCAAACGAATATGCTCAGATGATTTCTTTGTTTCACAAGGATTGTGTCAGAAAGCTATGCTATGACCTGAAGTTAATGGGTCAATGTGCTATGCAAGTAATATATTCTAAAGACAGAAGTCGTATTGCACAAGTAGAGCATTTTCCTATCGAGACATTAAGAGCAGAAAAAGCAGATGAGAAAGGCGAAGTTCCAGCATATTACTATTTCAAAGACTGGTCTAAGATAAAGCCAAGCGATAAGCCGAGAAGAATACCAGCTTTTGGTAAGTCTAAAGAGAATATAGAAATTATGTACGTTCAACCATATCGTGCAGGGTTCTATTACTATTCTCCTGTGGATTATCAAGGTGGATTACAGTATGCCGAACTAGAAGAAGAAATTTCTAATTTCCATTTGAATAACATTATGAATGGACTAAGTCCATCAATGCTTATAAACTTCAATAATGGTACACCTAACCAAGAAGAAAGACAACTAATAGAAAGCAAGATTGCAAACAAGTTCTCAGGAACATCTAATGCTGGTAAATTTATTCTAGCATTTAACGACAATAAAGAAGCATCAGCAGATATAACACCTATTCAGTTGTCGGATGCGCACAATCAATACCAATTCCTATCAGACGAATCTTCTAAGAAGATAATGGTAGCACACAGGATTGTCAGCCCAATGCTATTAGGTATTAAAGATGGTTCAGGGTTAGGCAACAATGCAGATGAGATTAAGACTGCATCTCTTTTGATGGATAACACAGTTATTAGACCTTTTCAGGAACTTTTAATTGATTCCTTTGACAAAATACTCGCATATAACGATGTGTCTTTAAACCTATACTTTACGACCTTACAACCATTAGAGTTTACAGAGGTAGATTCTGAGGTACAAGATGAGGAAACCATCGAAGAAGAAACAGGGGTTGAGATGGAAACTGAGTTAAAGAAACCTTGTCAAGCAGGATATGAGCAATATGGAATGAAAATGAAGAACGGAAAGAAAGTTCCTAATTGTATTCCCATAAATAATAGTGAAGATATCAAGCTAAAAGAGATTGATGGAGAAACTGTTTACAAGACACAAGAAGAAGCAGAAGCTGCTGCTATAGAAAAAGGATGTAAAGGCTATCACGAACACGAAGAAGATGGTATTATTTGGTTTATGCCCTGTGAATCTCACGATGAAATTCCAAAACTATCAGAAGAACAAGGAGGCTTAATGCTTGAACATCTAAAAGGAGAAAAAATAGATGATGAATGGGTTATTACAGATGTTAGAGATGTCTGTGATGATAATGTTAGTGATGAAGAATGGGTGAATGCTAGTATTGTAAATAAAGAAACAACATTAAATAAAATAAAAAAAGTCATTGGTTTAGCTGATGAAATTAAATCTAAAAAAAATGGTAGTTCTTTTAGCACTTTAGATTCTAATAATTATAAAATTAGATACCAATACTTTAAAAAATCAAATGCTAAGTCCATACAGAAAGATGCTGATGGAAAAAGAAAAAGTTCTTATAAGACAAGAAAGTTTTGTGAGAATATGATGGATTTATCAAGAGCTGGAACAGTTTATACTTTAGAAGATATTGATAAAGCAAGCAGAGCAGGGGTGAATGGTGGTTTTTCACCATCAGGCAAAAAAACGTATGATTTATTTAAATACAAAGGAGGCTGTTACTGCCGTCACGCTTGGAAGCAAGTTTTATATAGAAGGAAAAAAAGTGCTGATGTTAGTGAAAATTTAAAAGATTATAGAAGAACTGGAAACATTCCATCTACTTATAAACGAAATCCTTGGGGTAGTAAAGATGCAAAAAGAGCAACATTTGACTTACCTAATCACGGTTCATTGAAATACAAATACTAATGGCTACAAAATTATTCATAAATCGTACTGACCTTGTCCGTAATTCTATTATGGATGGGAATATCAACACAGACAAATTTATTCAGTTCATTAAACTGGCTCAGGAGATACACATACAAAATTATATGGGTACAGAGCTATATAATGAGGTCTTAGGGCTTATCCCAACGGATATAGACTTACCAGCTAACGCAAAGTTTAAAACGCTTCTAGTCGATTATATTCAGCCTATGCTTATATGGTTTGCTCAGGTGGATTATCTTCCTTTTGCAGCTTACCAAGTACGCAATGGAGGTGTCTATAAGCATACTGCTGAAAATTCAGAATCTGTAAGCAAGAACGAAGTTGATTATTTAGTAGAAAAAGCAAGAACAAACGCAGAATGGTACACAAGAAGGTTTATTGATTATATGGCATTTAATCAAGCTCAGTTTCCTAACTACAATACCAATAGTGATTCTGACATATATCCTTCACAAGATGCTACATTTAATGGATGGGTACTATGAGCTACAAACCAAAACAAATTAATATCAAGAAATTAGAAATATTCCTAAAGAAAAAAGAAAAAAACACTCAAAAAAAGAATTATGGCAAGTCTATTTAACACTAAAATCTCCGATACTTATGTTGGTCTAATCAAGACATTAGACACAACTGCTATTACTGCTACTCTTAAAGAGTTAAGTGATGGTAATGGAAATGCAACAGGATTATTCATCAATACAAGTGGTGATTTTAAAGTGACTGCGACTTTAGAATGGGGTTCTTTGAAAGACACAGGCGAGGGAATTACAATTACTAAGTTTGTTGATGAAGCTGATGGTATTGCAAACAACGATAATGACACAAGTATTCCAACATCTGCTTCTGTTGTTGATTATGTATCTAGTCAAATAGGTGGTCAAGACTTAGATTTTTCAGGGGACTCAGGAACAGGCGCAGTAATTCTTGCTAGTGAGACTTTTGCAGTCACAGGAACAACAAATCAGATAGAAACTACTGCTTCAGGAACTGGATTAGCTCTTTCTTTACCTTCTACAGTACACAGAGACTTACAAGGTAACGTAACAGGAGACTTAACAGGAAACGTAACTGCTACATCTGTTCTTGCTGATGGTGTTACTGCCACAACACAAGCTCTTGCTGATGACACAACTAAGGTGGCTACTACTGCTTTTGTTCAAGATGTTGTAGGAACTATTCCTGCTGGTCTAGTATTTCAGGGAACGTGGAACGCAGACACAAACACTCCTACTCTAGCAAGTGGCACAGGAACGACTGGTCATTTTTATATTGTATCTGTGGCTGGTACTACTGACTTAGATGGTGTAACGGATTGGGCAGTAGGTGACTGGGCAGTCTTTGTTGAGCAAGGTGCAACTGACCAATGGGAGAAGGTAGACAATAGTTCTGTACTAGATGGTAACGGAACAGGAGGTAAGATAAGCAAGTGGGCAGGTTCAGGTAATTCAGTCACACTTACTGATTCTATCATTACAGAAAGTGGTTCTAATATTGGAATTGGAACGAGTAGTCCTAACAGAAATCTTCAAGTAGCAGGAAATTTTGCTATAACAGATTCTAGTGATACATCTTCAGTTTTAATTATTCCTAGTAGTCTTGTAAATAACATATATTCAAGAGAATCACAAGGTGCAAATTCATCCATACCACTAGCCGTAAGAATGGACACTAGCGAAGTTTTTCGTATTGACTCTACTGGAGCTTTAAAATTAAACACATACGGAGCTGGTACATTAGTATCAGATGCAAGTGGAAATATCACATCAATAAGTGGTGGTGGAGAAGGTGGGCCATACTTACCTCTTGCTGGTGGAACGATTACTGGTCTTACAAACATAACAAGCAATTTAACTTTTGGTAATGGAAATGAATTAAGGTTTGGTTCTAGTAATGAGTTTGGAATGTTTTTTTCTTCAGGAACAAGTAATATTAGAATCAATTCAGGTATTCTAGCAATAAGAGCAGATGATTTAAGACTTACCAATCAGGCTAACAATGAATTTTATCTTAAAGGAATTGCAAATGGCGCAGTAGAGCTTTATTACGACAATTCTAAAAAGCTAGAAACTACAAGCTCAGGTGTTACTGTTTCAGGGGCTGGTGCTGATACTATTTTAACAGTAGGAAACACAGGAAGTGGTGGAGTAAATTGGTCTATTCATAGTGCTAGTGGAAGTTCACCTTATGCTCAATCTTCAGGAGATTTTCTTAT